TCAAGGAGCTTACAGAAAAGAGCTAGACGATCCTGATCCTGAACCGAACCCTGCTGAAGAAGAAATTCCAGAAGCAGCTACTTCTAAGGAAGAATCAAATAGCTTTGTAGAGCAGACTACCAAATCAGAACAACCTGAACATGACTACAAAAAAAGGTATGATGATTTAAAAAAGCATTATGATGCTAAAATAGAAGAGTTTAAAGGTAAAGAACAAGAACTTTTAGAATTGGCAAAGCAAGCATCAGGGGGAGGTGTTAAATACACACCACCTAAAACGCCTGAAGAATTAACACAATTCAAAGAGCAATATCCTGATGTATATAATGTTATTGAGACTGTGGCTCATTCTCAAGCTGAGAATAAAACCAAAGCTCTGCAAGATGAAATTAGGGATTTACAAGGAGACCGACAACGCCTAACTAAAGAAAAGGCAGAACAGGAACTTCTTAGATTACATCCTGATTTTATGGATATTAAAGCAGAAGCAGAATTTATTACTTGGCTAGAAGAACAACCACCTTCTATAGCAGATGGAGTTACTAAAAATAACACTGACGCTAAATGGGCTGCTAGAGTTATAGATTTATATAAAGCCGATAAAGGTATTTCTCGTACATCAAAAAAGCAAGCCACTAATACTGCTGCTGACTTTGTTCCTACTAAAAAGAAATCGGAACCAGCCAAAGGCAAGAAAGAGTGGAGTGCTGAGGAAATCAGACGGATGAAACCTCACGAATTTGAAAAGTACGAAAAGGAAATCGACTTAGCAAGAAGAGAGGGCAGAATCCGTTAGTTTATTAACTTTAACTAGAAAGGGGATTCGATTATGGCTATCGGAACTGCAGCAGGATATACTAACCTGCCTTCTGGTAACTTTTTACCAGAAATTTATAGTCAAAAAGTTCTTAAATTCTTCCGTAAAGCTTCAGTTGTTGAGGATATTACCAACACTGACTATTTCGGAGAAATTGAAAATTTTGGCGACACAGTTAGAATCATAAAAGAACCCACTATCACAGTTTCAGCATATACTAGAGGTTCCTCTGTTAATACTCAAGACTTAGCTGACGATGAAATTCAATTAACAGTCGACAAAGCTAATGCATTTGCTTTTAAAGTAGATGACATTGAGGAAAGACAAGGACACATCAATTTTGAAACTCTAGCTACATCTTCAGGTGCATATGCACTTAAAGATAGCTACGATAGTGAAGTTCTATCTAACATTCAATCAAACGTCACATCAACAAATACATATGGTGCTGATCACGCAACAAACTCAATCGACACAGGTTTTGACACTAGTGAAGTTGACCCTGTAAACGTGCTTGCAAGACTAGGAAGACTCTTAGACGACCAAAACGTTCCTACAGACAACAGATGGGCAGTAGCTGCTCCAAGATTCTTTGAAGAGCTACAGCAAACTAGTTCTAAACTACTTGATGCTAATTTCTTAAATGAAAATAGTTCACAAGTTAGAAATGGTTTAGTTGTTCCTCAATTAGTAAATGGCTTTAGACTCTATAAGTCTAACAACATGCCATCTGCTTCTACTTCAGACGTGCATATTGTTTTAGCTGGACACCAAGGCGGTGTTGCAACAGCTTCACAAATTGCAAAAACAGAAGTAGTGAGAGACACTGAATCTTTCGCTGACATTGTTCGTGGTCTTCATGTCTATGGTAGGAAAGTTCTTAGAACTGAATCCATAGCCCAAGCCTATGTTAAATTAGATTAAGGGGGAAGATAAATGGCTACATTAACACAAACTGGTGCAGGAACTGTAGGACACATGGCTTCTAATGCCGTGCCTAAAGCTTACGCACAATCAACTGTTATTGATGGCACATCTACCGCTTTAACTAGTGGAGATGTCTATCAAGCAATTAACGTACCAGCTAATTCTGTTGTACTAAGTGCAGGAATCGATGTGATTACTGCAGGTACTGGAACTGGTACTTTGGCATTAGGCGATGGCACAGTAACTTACGTTGCTGCGGCTGTACAAACTTCAGCAGGTCAAATGACTTCTGGAGATGCTCTTGCTGAACTCGCTGTTACTTATGGAGCAGCAGATACACTAGATGTAACTGTTGCTACTGCTAATGTTAATTCTAAAGTCCGAGTATGGGCTGTTTTAGTTGACATTGACGGAATGGGTGACTCTGAGTCTGGCGACACATATGCCTAAATAATGTCTTTGGTGGGGGGTATTAAGTACCCCCTGCCTTTTACAAGGAAAAATTATGAAGAATTTATTTTTAGTTTTTATAGTTTCTGTTTTTCTAGTAGGATGTGGTAGTTCAAGAATTATGTTGAACGCTGATATTCCAGAATCACAAGCTATAACAATAGAAATTACTACTCAAGATAACGAAACAGTAGAATAGTGATTAAAACAGTAGGAATAGAATTATTGAAAATAAGCCTATGTATTTTCATGGTGCTTTTTTTGTATTTAGGAATAGCTTCTTTTAAGCTGCAAGAATACACAATTTTTCTAACCCTATTACCTATTAATGTTGCGATAGGGTGGTTTATATACCATAGATTAAAACATGGCTGAGTCAACATTTATCTCAGCAGCAGCAACACCAGGAAATACAAGCAGGACAGATGTATATACTTGTCCTAGCAATTTTAAAGGGATTGTAAGATTTATAAATGTAGGCAATGTAAATGCATCAGCAAAAACAGCGATGCTAGAGTGGTATGACTCTTCAGCTACTACCTACTACCCTATTACAGGTTCTAAATCTGTAGACGGAGAAGGGTATATAAGTCTAACAGATATGTTTCTAGTATTAGAAGCAGGTGACAAAGTAACAGTCACAGCAGGAACAGCAAGCACAGTAACAGCAATAGCAGGTGTAGAGCTGATATACAATCCTCTAACAACATAGGCAAAACATGGCTACATTTCTTACACTAGTAAATAACGTATTAACAGAATTAAATGAACCTACATTAGCTTCATCGGCAGATTTAAGTGCTGCAGCTACTACAGTAGGAATACAAACATCAGTAAAAGAAAATGTAAATAAATCTATAAGAGATATAGCCACTTCAGAAGTAGAGTGGTCTTATCTATATGCTTCAGGCACACAAGCTTTAACTGCTGGTATACAAGAGTATACAGTTACTACAGCAGCTTCTACAATAGACTGGGATAGTTTTGTTTTAGTACCTACAGAACTAACAACTAATGGTGAGTTTACAAGTAACATAACTAATTGGACTGCATCTAACTCAGGCACTGGAAGTGCTACATACTCTTCAGGTGCATTATCTTTAGCAGCAGGCACTGGCACTAGTGCTGTATACCAAGAGCTTTCTTTAACTAGAGGTAGAACATATATGGTTTCATTTGCTATGAAAAATGCTTCTACTTCAGGAACAGCAATAAGTCCTAGTTTAGCAGTTTCAGTAGGAACAAGTGCTTTAGCTACAGATGTATCTACAGGTACATATACTTCTGCAGGAGGATCAAATGATGAAGGTGATCTTAGCTATCACAGTTTTACATTTGAAGCTTCTGCTACAGCACATTATTTAACAATTAAAAACGAAACTGCATCATCTACAGTATTGGTAGATAATGTCAGTGTAAAAGAAGATATTCATCCTAAATCATTAAGATACTTAAATGAAGATGAATGGAGAGACAGAATAGTTGGAACAGATAAAAATCAAAACCCTGACCACTTTGCAGAACCACAATATGTATATAGAACTGTTGCTTCTAGTTCAGCACTTACGTTTGGGGTCTCACCTGTTCCAGATAAAAGCTCTTATACTGTGGAGTTTGATTATTATACTTCCCCAACAGACCTATCTGCGTCAAGTGATACGCCTAGTATACCGACTCGTTACCACGATCTGATAGTTAAAAGGGCTGCTTATTACACATTACTTACTCGATCTGACCCACAGTTAGCTCAAGTATACTTACAGGAATATAGTTTTGGTTTACAACGAATGAGAACAGATTTGATAAATCGTAAAAATTATATGTTTGCAGTCTAATGGCAGACATGTTGAACCCATATGTAGTTGACCTAGTAGGAGGTCTTGTACTGAATAAATCTATGTTTGAAATGCAACCAGGAGAAGCTTTAGAATTGACAAATTTTGAACCAGATATAGGCGGTGGTTACAGAAGAATAAATGGCTTTGCTAAATTTAATACTAACGAAGTAACTTCAGGAACAACCACAGGTGCAATACTTATGTCTGCTATATATAAAGATAAAGTTATAGCTGCTAGAGGTACAGAAGTATTTAAGTTAGGTAGTAGTGGTGCTGTAAGTTCTATAGATACAGGCAGAACTAGTGCAGGCAGATATGATTTTGATGTCTACAATATGGATGGAACAGAAAGAATAATATGGGCTGATGGAGCTAACAACGCTTCTCATTATGATAACAGTTCAGTAACAGATGTAACTGCGACTGGTGCTCCAGCTAATCCTAAATATGTAAAGATATTTAAAAACCATGCTTTCTATGCTGGTGCGTCTGCGGCACCTCAAAAACTAATATTTTCTGCTCCTTATAACGTAGGAGATTTTACACCTGCCAATGGTGCAGGTTCTATATCAGTAACTAGTGATATAGTAGGTTTAAAGGTATTTAGAGAACAATTATATGTATTTTGTGAAAACGCTATATTTAGAATAGTAGGAAATAGTGTTGCAGATTTTCAAATGCAACCAGTAACAACTAATGTAGGTTGTGTTGCTCCACAAAGTATACAAGAGGTAGGCGGTGATATTATTTTCCTATCTGCAGATGGTTTAAGAACAGTTGCAGGTACAGAAAAAATTGGTGATGTAGAATTAGGAGTGATATCTAGACCAGTACAAAGAAGATTTACAGAATTAAATTATACTGATGCAGCAGACACTATAACATCCGTAGTTATACGAGCTAAGACACAATATAGAATTTTCTTTTCTGATAGGGCAACAGAAACAGAAAGTAAAGGTGTTATAGCTGTATGGAGAGGCGATAGATGGGAGTTTTCAGAAATAAAAGGAATAAAACCTAATTGTGCTGATAGTGGTTACATATCTAATGTAGAGACTACTGTACATGGGGGATATGATGGGTACATATATAAACAAGAAACAGGAAGTACGTTTACTAACGCTGGTAATTCTACAATAACGATAAAAGGAAGATATAAATCAGCACACTGGACTATGGGAGACCCAGGTATTAGAAAAAGATTTCATAGAGCAATATTAAATTATAGACCAGAAGGATCATTAGATACCAATCTAGGTTTAGAATATGACTATGGCTCAGATGATGTATTAAATCCTAACAGTATTGCTATATCAGGAGCACAGGAGGGTGCAGCCGTATATGGTAGTGCTGTTTACGGAACATCAGAATATGGAGGAGCAGAGTTTGTATTGGTAAGACAGCCTATAGTAGGTTCTGGTTTTGCAGTAGCATTACAATTTACAGATTCAGCTACAGAAACATGTAGTCCTTATTCATTAAAAGGATTTAGTTTAGAATTTGCAGCAGCAGGTAGGAGATAAAAAATGGCAGGTTATTCAGCAAGACAATCGAGTTTTACTACAGGAGATACGATTGAAGCAGCCGATAGTAATGATGAATTTAATCAGATATTAGCAGCTTTTCATGTATCTACTGGGCATACCCATGATGGTACTACAGCAGGTGATGGTGGACCCCTTTCAACACTATACAGTAATACTATCAGTATGGGCACAGGTGCAGATACAGATATTGTATTAACATTTAATGCTAACACTAGTGATGGTGTTATTACTTGGATGGAAGATGAAGATTACTTTAAATTTTCTGATGACATACTAGTTAATAGTACAGAAAAATTACAATTTAGAGATACTGCAATATATCTATATTCTAGTGCTGATGGACAGTTAGATTTAGTTGCTGATACAGAAATACAGATAGCTGCCACTACTGTAGACATAAATGGTAATGTAGACATATCAGGTTCACTTACTTTAGGTGGAACTGCTATAACTTCTACTGCGGCAGAATTAAATATACTTGATGGTGTTACATCAACAGCAGCAGAACTTAACATACTTGATGGCGTTACATCAACAGCAGCAGAATTAAATATATTAGATGGTGTTACATCTACTGCTGCAGAATTAAATATACTTGATGGTGTAACTTCTACTGCGGCAGAATTAAATATACTTGATGGTGTAACTGCAACCGCTACTGAAATAAATATTATTGATGGTGATACATCTGCTACTAGCACTACTGTAGCTGATGCTGATAGAGTAGTATATAACGATGCAGGAACTATGAAACAAGTTGCTGTTACTGATTTAGATACTTATATTTCTGCTACATCAAAAACTTTAACAAACAAAACACTTACAAGCCCTGTATTAAACACAGGCGTTTCAGGTACGGCTATAGCAGATGAAGATGATATGTCTTCTAACTCAGCTACTAAACTTGCCACACAACAATCAATTAAAGCATATGTAGATGCTCAAATTACTGCAGAAGATTTAGATGTTAGTTCTGATAGTGGTACTATAGCTATTGATTTAGATTCTGAAACCCTAACTATAGCAGGTGGTACAGGTTTAGATTCTAGTGCTACTTCTAATACAGTAACTTTAGCGATAGACAGTACTGTAACTACACTTACAGGCTCACAAACATTAACAAACAAAACTCTTACTAGCCCAGTTTTAAATACTGGTGTATCTGGTACTGCTGTATTAGATGAAGATAATATGTCTTCTGATTCTGCTACTCAACTAGCTACACAACAATCTATTAAAGCCTATGTTGATGCAGTATCTACTGGTATTACTACATTTGTAATGGAAGATGATGACGGCACAGAAGTTACTATTTCAAACAACAAAGAAATTAAATATATAGGTTCTGGTCTTACTACAAACTGGACAGACACAGATAATGGTACAGATGGTGATCCCTATGATTTAACATTTACTGTAGATGCAGCACAAACAGGTATTACATCTATATTAGCTACCGACCTTAAAATTGGTGAAGACAACGAAACAAAAATAGATTTTGAAACAGCAGATGAAATACATTTTTATGCAGCTAATGCCGAACAAGTATATGTAGCTGATGGTGTGTTTGGTCCACAGACAGATAGTGATGTTGATCTAGGCACAACAGGCGTTAGATGGAAAGACGCTTACGTAGATTCTGTGACAGTTACGGATGATGTAACTATAGGCGGTGATCTTACTGTTAATGGTACTACAACAACTGTAAACTCTACGACAGTAACTATAGATGATCCTATATTTACATTAGGTGGTGATTCTGCTCCTGGTTCTGATGATAACAAAGATAGGGGTATTGAATTTAGATGGCATAATGGGTCAGCCGCTAAAGTAGGTTTCTTTGGTTATGATGATTCAGCAAGTGTATTTACATTTATTCCAGACGCTACAAACTCTTCAGAAGTATTTAGTGGTACAGCAGGTAATGTAGCTTTTGGTAACATTGCAGGTACATTAACAACTGCGGCTCAAACAAATATAACTTCTGTAGGAACTTTAGCAGGCGGTGCTATTAGCTCAGGTTTTGGTGCTATTGATATAGGTTCTTCAGCATTAACTGCAGGTGCAGGTACATTATCTAGTTTATCTGTAGGTGATGGGAACGTAACTAATGTAGGCGATATTGCATTAGATAGTATTAGTGCAGACGGCACACAAATAGATATTACTTTAACAGACAATGATTCTGCAGCTTTAGAAATAAAAGAAGGCTCTACTGCCTATATGACTTTTGTTACTACTAACAGTTCAGAAAAAATACAAATAGATAAATCTTTAGATATTAATGCTACTTCTGATTTTGGAAGTAATGCAATGACAAATGTAAATATTGATTCAGGAGCTATAGATGGTGCAACTATTGGGGCTAACTCAGCAGCAGCAATAACAGGAACAACAATAACAGGAACAACTATAACTGCTTCTACTGCAGTCGTACCTGATGCTTCAGGTGGTGCTGATATAGGTAGTACATCTCTTGAATGGGGTGATGTATATATTGCTGACGATAAAAAAATATATTTTGGTAATGACCAAGATGTGTCTATGGAGTATGATGAAGATGGTACAGACACGCTTCTTGTATCTGGTGATGTAACTATTGCAGATGATAAGAAATTATATTTTGGCACAGATAAAGATGTTTCTATTGAGTATGACGAAGATGGCATAGATACACTACTTGTTTCAGGAGATGTAACTGTAGCTGACGATAAAAAATTATACTTTGGAACAGGTAAAGATGGTTATATCGAATATGACGAAGATGGTCTTGACACTATGGTGTTTGGTCTACCTACAGGTGGTGGTCAGATACTAGATGATAAAAAACTATATTTTGGAACAGGTAAAGATGTAAGTATAGAGTATGATGAAGATGGAAATGATACATTAAGTATTAGTGGCGATGTTCTTATAGAAGACGATAAAAAACTATATTTAGGATCAGGTAAAGATTTTAGTATAGAATATGATGAAGATGGAAACGATACTACAGCTATAGTAGCTGCAGGCGGTCTTAGTTTTGCTCCTCATGGTACTAGTGCAGGAAATGGTACAGAATTAAGATTCCAAGAACTAGCGGCTAATGGTGTAAACTATGTAGGCTTTAAAGCTCCAGATTCTATATCATCTAATGAAATATGGGCATTGCCTAATGCAGATGGTACAGATGGTCAATTTTTAAAAACAAATGGCTCTAATACTTTAAGTTGGGGTAGTGTATCTAGTGGCTCTATTCAATTTGTTGCAGATGGTGCTATTAGTGCTGCAGGTAAGCCTGTAAGTTTAACAAGTGAGGGAAAAGTAATGGAAATAGTAGCCTCTACATCAAGAACATATGGTTCGGCTTATATTGTTGTGGATGAGCATAGTGTTAAAACTTCATATTATGGTAATAGGACTTCAAGAACTGCTGTGCATGATGATGCTACTAATAGAGATGTAATATTTTATATTAAAAATGATAATAAATTATATGCTAAAGTGTATGAAGTACATACTAACAACTATACTACCAATCATGGTACTGAGGTAGAAGTAGATGGTAGTACTTCATTTAAATATCTTACAGCAGGTTATGATCCTAATACTAATAGAGTTTTAATTGTATATTCTGATCCAGGTAACAGTGAATATTTAACTGCAAAGGTAGGTACAATAGATTCAAGTGATAATTCTATTGCTTTTGGTTCAGCTACAGTAATATCATTGTTAGCTCAATCAATGAATTGTGAGTTTGATACTAACACAAATAACTTTATTGTTAATTTTGCAGATACTAATAATAAATATAGAAGTATACCTTGCACTATAACAGGAGGTACAACAAACACTGTAGCTTTTGGAAATAGTGGAACTGCTTACGAACCAATTTCAGGTACTGATACTGTTAGTGCTCAGTACCTAGGTTTTGGCATAGTTTATATGCGTAATAGAAATAAATTTGCTCACCTGTATAGTAACGCTTCACAAACTAGTAAAATATATGGTTTTGCTTCAACTTTATCTGGTACAGGTTCTAGTGCAACAGCTAGTTTTACTAGTCAACAACAACTCGATAGTTCAAATTATAATTATTTTCCTTGTCCTACTTATCATCCTCAATCTTCACACGCTTTTGTGACTTTCTTTAATGATGGTCAAGACGATAGATTAGAAGCAAGAATGATGTCTATGGATAGCACTGGTAGTTTATCGTTTACAGCTCAAGTTGATGTAACAACAGCATCGTCATTATATCCTGTTAGTGCTGTAGACGAAAATACAGGACAAGCAGTAATTATGTATAGAGATGAAACTAATGCTGCCTGGCCCAGCTTTGATACAAGAATTAAAATAAGAGAATGTACATTAAATAGTGCAGGAGATAGCATAACAGTAGAAGGTGCAGTTGATTGGGATACTGGTCATAATAATAGCACTTACACTGAGTCGCTACCACGAGATTTAAGTATGTATTATAATTCAACGACAAAAAGAATAGTAACATTTTTCGATTATAGTAGAGACTTAAATGTTGGTGTTAGTGGTGTAGATGGTAAATTTAAAAGTAGAGTATTTAAAAGTAGCAACAATTCAACAGAAGAAGATTTTGTTGGTATTGCACAATCAGCAGTTTCGGATGGTGCAACTGTAGATGTTAAAGTTTTAGGTTCAGTAGATGAAAATCAAAGTTCTTTAAATATAGGTGCTAAATACTATTTAAACGAAGCTACTTATACTACAAGTGGAACTAATAATACTTTAATGGGAAAAGCATTAGCAGCAGATAAATTGCTAATAACAAACTAAATTAAGGAATATAAAATGCAAACAATAGTACAAAAAGATACTAATATAAGTTTATATTACATAGATGATAATAAAACTGTAACTGTTACAGCAGAAAGCACAACCATTAGTTTAGATGGAACTTTAGAAAGAACTATACAAGACTGCACATCAAGTAATGTTGTTTTACGCACAGGCGTAGATGCTAAATCAGATTGGTGGGGATATAAATATAAACATGATGGTTCTTCATGGTCAGCTAATTCAGATTTTAAAGGTTTAGATAATCTTAAATCTGATATTAATAACTCTGTAACAACTATTTCTGTTATTAATACAAGACCATTTACGACATCTGGTACTGTACAAATAAACAATGAAAAAATTACTTATACAGGCGTAGATGGTACAAATCTTACAGGTTGCACTAGAGGGGCTGCATCAACAAGTGCTGCAGATCATAAAGAAGGTGATCCTGTAAAACAAATATAAATAAGGAGAGCACATGGCTAAACCAACAGTAGCTTCTGTAAACCAGAAAATCGAATCACACGTAGACGCATGTGCTGACAGATACCTTCTGATAGAAAAACGACTATCTAGGATAGAGACAATTATCATAGTGGCATCTGCAAGTAGTATAGGGTTATTATTAAAATTAGTCATAGGATAAAAAATGGCAAAACAGACAAATTTAGAAAAAAGATTAGACGAACTAGAAGCTAGGCAAAACATGTTTTGGGGAGGAGAAATAAATTTGCCTACAAGTTACGTTGATCCTAATACAGGTAAAACTATGCCTTTGCCTACTGTTCCTGGTATGGGTCAAAGTAATTTAACTACAGCCTATAATCAACAACAAACTATTGGTGGTGCTAATACTATAATAGGTGGTGCAGGTAATGATGTTATTACAGGTGCTAATACTATAACAGGTGGTGCAGGTAACGATATTGTAACAGGCGGTGCAGGTAATGATACTATACCAGGAGCTACAGGTGCTAATACTATAACAGGTGGTGCAGGTAATGATACTATACCAGGAGCTACAGGCGATGCTCCACCTGCAAGTTTAGATGCATTTGGAAGCACTAATATGTATACTGATATGTTCGGTAGAACCATAGGCAATAAAGATAGAAGTCAAGTAAATTTATCGGCAACAAAACAAGTAGCAAATGATGATGGTACATATACTAGAATTTACTATGATTATGATGGTAATGAAATAGGTTCTCGTGTTTCAGAAAGCACAAGACTAGGCGGAACTCAAGATAAAGAAGGTGAAGCTGCATTAAAAACAGAGGATAAAGATACAAATCCTAGGTGGGAAGAAGTAAATAGAATACAAACAGCAACTACTATTGATATAATATTACAAGACATGAATCCTGACTCCCCTACTTTTGGGCAGCAAACTATACAAAATATTCCTAGAACAGATACTGTAACTGGAGGCACTGGTAACGATACTGTAACTGGTGGCACTGGTGGCACTGGTGGCACTGGTGGGGGAACTGGTGGAACTGGTGGACCAACTAACTATGGAGATGTACAAGCTCAGTTTGATCAGATGGCAGGTTTAACAGGAGTAAATCCTGCATTACCTCCTGGTGCTAATGTTGCCCCTGCTATGGACATACAACCACAGCCTAGTGAATTTGAAACTACTGCAGGTGTTCAGCTAGGTGCTGCTCCTTTAGTAGGAACACAGGTAGTAAGTGATGAACAAATAGCTGCTTTAAATGCTGCTGGTTATACTATAGCTCCACTTTCTAAACAAGCAAGCAATACAGAAACACTTGCAAATATAACAAACCAAGCACTAACAGCACAGACTAAAGATACTTTACTTAGAGAAGCTACTGGTCAAGAAGGCACATTAGGTACAGAATCTGTTATAGGAACTGCACCACAAGCAGAAGCTATAACAGTTAAAAAAGCAGAAGCTCCTGATACTAATGAAGTAGCAGAAGTATCTAGAAGAGGTACACCTTCTGTAGACGATTTTGTAGGCACTTATGGTGATAAAATACAAGCTGCTAAAAGGTCAATGGATGTAGGCGATACTGTTCCTGAATTAGACCCACAAACAGCAAACCAAGCCACTGCTCAAGTACAGTATGAAAAAACCGCAGAAGCTACAATGCAAGCTGCACAAGCTAGTGAAGATGAAAGAACTAGAACTATGGCTCAAGCTGTTGAGCAAGAAATGTCTCAAGTTCCTGTAGAAGCTACTGTTCAAGGACAACTAGAAAATCTTATGGCACAATTTGCAGATGGTAAAACTCCTGCATATGCTGCTGGAGCTATTCGTAATGCTCAAGCTATGATGGCTCAAAGAGGTTTATCTGCAAGTTCTATGGCAGGTGCTGCTATTATGCAAGCCGCTATGGAATCTTCCATACCTATAGCTGCACAAGATGCTCAAGTATTTAGAGAAATAAATCTTAGTAATATAAATAATAAACAAAAAGTAGCTTTAGCAAATCAGGCTGCTGCTTTAAATTTATCTTTAGCTGATTTAAGTAATAGACAACAAGCTGCATTGCAAAATTCTACTAATGGATTTAAATTACAATCACAAAGTTTATCTAATTTACAACAGGCTGCTCTTGCCAATGCACAGCTAAGAGCTGCTCTACAAGATAGAGAGTTGGCTTTTGATCAACAAAGAGCAATTACAAATGCTGCAAAATATACAGAAATAGAAAATATAAATCTTAGCAACGAACAACAAGGTGTAATGCAAGATTCTGTAAACAACATAAATTTTGCTATGTCTAACTTGTCTTTTCAACAGCAAAGAAGACTTGCTAAAGCCCAAGTCGATGCTGCATTAACAGGACAAGAATTAACTAATGACCAACAAAGAGCTGTTATAAATGCTGCTAGAATAGCAGAAGTAAACAATATAAAATTTACTGAAGAGCAAACACGTAATTTAAATGAAGCTCAAATTATGCAAAACTTAACATTAGCAAATTTAGATGCGGACATGAAGGCTGCTCTTTCTGATGCTGCTAGTTATGCTACTATGGATATGGCTAATTTAAACAACAAACAACAAGCTCAAGTTATAAATGCTCAATCTTTTTTAAATTTAGATTTAACTAATTTAAGTAATAAACAACAGGGCGAAGTATTAAAATATCAAGCTAGAACTAATGCATTATTTTCAGATGCTGCTGCTGATAATGCTAGAAATCAATTTAATGCACAATCTGAAAATCAAGTTAATCAATTTTTTGCACAGTTAGGTGCTCAAGTAGCCCAACAAAATGCACAGAGAGTAGCTGCTATGAAACAATTTAATGTAGATCAAGTTAATTCACATGCTAGATTTAATAGCTCTCTTGTAGATAATAGAGAAAAATTTAATAGCACTATGCAGGCTCAAATTAATCAATCTAACGCACAATGGCGTAGGCAAACAAATACTGTAAACACAGCAACACAAAATGAAGCTAACAGAATAGACGCTTTAAATTTATTAAACATGAATCAAAATTCATTAAATAATTTATGGCAAGCATATAGAGATGAAGCATCATGGTTGTTTACTGAAGGAATGACAGCTAAACAATATGCACATGAAATAGCAAAAATGAATTTAAATGCACAACAACAAAGGGCTTTGTATAACTTACAAGTAAAAGGAGATACTGTAGAATCTATAGGAACTGTAGTTGTTGATGCAGCTTTTGGTATATAGGAGTATAATATGGCAGGAATACCAGGTTTAAGAGATATATGGGGAGCAATCGGAGATGGTCTTGATTGGATAGGCGATACTGCAGAAGACGCTTTAACTTTCATAGCTTCTCCTTTTGTAGACGAAGAAGGAGAACTGTTTGGATTTATATCTAAAGATGATTTAGTAGGAGCTTATAGAGATTATCGTACAGAAGGGAAAACAAAAAAACCTACAGGAAGTAAGCAATATGTACAGCAAGGTATAGAAGCTTTAAATACACAAGCTGTAAGTGAAGCTAGAAGTTCTGCCGTAGAACAAATGATGAATCAAGAACCTTACGCAGCATATAACCAACAAGTAAACACTATAGAATCTTTGCCTAAAATAGTTGATCAAATTTTAAAAGCAGGTAAATTTGAATCTAAAACACTTACCCCAGAACAAAAATTAACTATGGGTCCAAACATATTATTAAAAGATAATCAATTAAATGTAGGTCCAACAGATAAAATAGATTTAAGTGCCTATAGACGTAGTAACAAAATTAAATATACAGAATAAAAGAGAAGATTAATGCAAGTAAGACCAGAAACACCAGATCAAAACATGAATGATAGAGGCGATCCTTTTAACATGCCTGTTGCAGGAGAATCTCTAACTAGAGAAGCAGGACAAAACCCTATGGAAAGTCCTCCTAAACATACAGACCCTGACGTTGTATATTCTAAACTAGCAGATAAATTTTCTAAACCAGAAATAAAAGAAAGAATTTTAGAATTATTTGCTGCTGGTATACCTATAGAAGTAATTATAAATGTTTTAACTAGACATATAGCATATCAAGGAATAGTAAATCCAGATTTAGCAGAATTAATAAAACCTTCTCTTACTGTATTTTTTGTACAGATGGCACAAGAAGCAGATATACCTTTTGATATATTTCTTGAAGATGAAGAGGCTGATCAACAAGCTCTTGAGGGTAGAGAAACTATGCTTATGGAAACTATGGCTGAACAAAGACCTGAATTAACTAAAGAAATAAAAGCAACTAAATTTAGAGAAGATTTAAAAGCACGTGCTCTAGAAGCTCAAAAGTCTGTAGCTGCACGTAGGGAAATAGACCAACGTATAGAAGATTCCCCTGTAGAAAGCGATGGTAGCTTCTTAGAAATGGGAGAAGGCAATGAGTAATTTTTTAAGATTTGTAGGTGGTATGGCTAAAGGTGCTCAGAAACGTATTGATGAAAGACGAGAAGAAGAAAAGCTTGAAAGGAGTATAAAAAACAAAGCATACTGGGATAATTATTATGATAATTATTTTGATGGTTCAGCTAGTTCTACTTTTACTATAGGAGGAAATAATCCTGGTACAACAGTATCTCCGACAAGTGCACAATCTTCAAATGTTATACGTTTTAATCCTGTTATGGGTACTGGTATAACAGCACAAAATTCTTACGATCTATCTAAAAATAATTTCATAATGTTAGCTGAAGTGGCTAAAAAAGACCCAAAGGCTTTAGCAGATTTTTATAACTCAGAAGAAGGTAGATTAGCCATTAACAGATATGTAACAAACTCTATAGTGCAAGCAAAATCTGAATACGATGTAGAAAAATATGGAGCTGGCAGAGCTCCTGGTTTTCAAGATATAGATAGGTTAGTAAAAGGTATAAACGATCCTACTATAAATGCCATATTAGCTGATATGAAAAATTCAGCAGGACAAGATACTTTTATTGAAAATCCTACTATGAAACAAACTTATGGAGATGATTGGAATGAAGGCGATGGAAAAGGTGGTTATTTTGAAGAAAGTGCTGGGTTTTCAGAAGAACTGACAGGGTATGATCCAAAAGAAAAAGCTAGTTTAGAACAATCTATAGTTAATTTCTTTAGAGGAGAAGACAATCCAGTCAACAGATTGGCTTTAGGTAGGGCTGCGTTTACTTCAGACTATGGACTTCAAAACAAAGGACTAGTATATGACGCTTTAAACAGACAGATGAGAACAAAAGATGAAGAGGGCTCTACAGTTTTGTTACCAAGAAAATCAAAAGATGAAAAAAAAGAACAACTTGCAGTAGATGCAAGGGATGCTCACGATAAAGCTTTTAGGCTATTAAACGAAATAGGAATACGAATGTTTGGTAGTTCTCAATTTGATTCAAAAGGTAATAGAATAGAGGGAACATACACTAGAGGTGAATTAGTAACAGGTAAGGCTTTTGCTTTAAGAAGAACTCTTGCTGGTGTGTTTGGTAAAACTGGTCAATTTTCTCAGCTACGTGCAGAAATAAAATCATTTGGAAATAAATATGGAAGCACTTTAAAAGAAACTAATGCATTTCTTAAAGAGGCTACAGGTATGGATATAAATCAACATATACAATCTTTAGATGCTATATCTCAAATGGACCTTGAATTAACAGAAGATGGTTTATACAGAGTTTCTGAAGGTCAAAGAATAGCATTAGCTGCAGAAGATCAAACAGCAGCTTTAGAATCATTACAGATAGCTTTGGCATTTACAATAGCTATTGCTAACCAAAACTATGAAGGTGGTAAAGCTGTGTCTGATGCTGACTTCCAAAGAGCTTACGAACAAGTTACAGGCGAAAGAAGAAAAGGTGGTTTATTTTCTGAAGGTACAAGCTTAGAACAAATAGCTAATATTCATGCTGTTCTGTATGACGATATGGCAGCTAAAGCTTTTGATGCTGATATATTTTTAGGAACTGCACCAGGATATGAAGAAAAAGCTATAACAACAATGAATGGTGCAGTAAATCAATTAGCAGCAACACAAAAATTTAATTTCTATGATAGAATGTCAAATACAGCTAACTCTTATAAATTAAGGTGGGTATTTGGCGATTCATTTGAAAAAATAGATGGTAACTATGTAAAACCTGATTACACTAGAGGTTTACAAGAATTAAAAGGTCAATCTACAGAAGATGATATAGGTACAGGTTTATATGGTATGACTGATAAAAGAGGTTTTTTAGAAAACATTAGAATTAGGGATGCTGGACAATCCGCATATGAAAAATACATAGATGCTGTTCAAGGAGATAACTAGTGGCTACTGAAGAAGAAATGAAAGAATTAGGAATTGTTGACAGAACACTTAAATCCGTTGACAAAGCACTTAAACCTGTAGATGATTTTTTTCAAGCAGGACTTAAAGGAGTAGTAGCACGTGGTCAAAGAAGAATTGAAGAACAAAAAACTTTAACAGACTCAGGTGTTATGTTTAACTACTTTCCTAAAAAAGTGCTTAACACAGACCCTCATGCAGGCGTTTTAGATTCACATTTAAAAAGAATATATACTTTAGACGCAGCTAATAATTTAACAGACGAAGATAAAATATTAAATGCCTACTATCTACAGGATGGTCTAAGAAGAGAACCTGGTGATAATCTTAGTGAAGATCAAAAAAATTATAGTTCAAGAAAAGCTATAGCTGCAATACATGCAGATATGAAATCAAGAAATTTAAGTGAAGATCAAATACAAGAAATTACAGACAGAGCTACTGAAAGATATAAAAATGAAGAAATACCTAATGATCCTGGTGCTGACATGAAAAAGTTACAAAAAACTTGGAGCGATTCAGGTGCAGATTATTGGGCTAACCAAAGAGAAGTTCACAACATATACGCAGATAGGCTTGTAGAAAATACAAAAGATTTATTTAAGTTTCCTGCAAGATCAATTTTACTTAACATAGCTTTACCTAAAGAAGCTGTATTTGATTTGCCTAGTATGTTTATGAGCCAAGAAAGAGCTGCAGGCTATGAACGAAGGTTACAAAATCCTTTTAGTGATGAGGCTTTTCAATATGATGAAGAGACTGGGCTTACAGGAGCACTTGGTAAATTTGATCCTGGGCGTAACTTATACAGAGCTGTACAAAGCGGTATGTATCATTTTGGAAAAATATTTCAAGATGTTGTAGAAGATGCACTTCCTTATGGTGGTGATTTAAAATATAATAAAAGCAAAGCAGATAAAATAGATGTAGCAGGACAGATAGCTACTGGAGGCGGTGCTGAGTTTTTATATAAAACATCTGGAAAGATGATAAAATATTTAAAAGATGATGCAGCAAGGGAAAGTTTAACAGAAGTTCTTGAGTCTGATTTAAAAGGAATATTTGGAGGAAATACATCTAGTAGAACTGGTGGTTTTATAGATAGGCAAACAGCAAAACTAGCAACAAAAAGAAAATACGGAATAACAAAAGAAGGTGCACGAAGTAAACTTCTTAGAATGAACGAATTAGATGACTTAGGAGTAGATGCCTACAAAATAAATGTTGCTAAAGACATAGCTAAAATAAGTGCAGGAATGGCTGGAACATACGCTGCTTTAGAAACGGCTGGTGAAAACTGGGCATTAAATGATAGTATGGTATATCAGTTTCTTAAATTTCCTCTTTTAGCTCTTGGGGGTGTAGGTTTTCAAAAAATAGCTCCTTCAGCAGTAAGTTTTATAGAACCCTACGAAGGTGCTACTAGTAATCTTATTCATAAAATGGCTATGACTGTTAGTGGCGAAGATATGACTCCTAAAAATGTTTTAGTTAAAGCTTTAGGCTATGACGAAGATCATATAAAAAGTTTAGACGATATAACTGCAGAAGAATTATTAGATATATCTCAACAAGATAACAGTTCTGTTATTAAATTTAGTGCAACTTTAAAAAAATTAGAAAATTCTGTAAATGCAGAAGATAGATTAGCAGCAAAATCTGTTATAGATTCTTATAACTATACATTAAATTTAAGAAACGATATTTTAGATATTGTTGCTAGAAGAAATAATTTTTCAAGTGTAGATGATTTATTTAAAAATGCTCCTCAGATAGCTGGTAAAGCAGACATGACTTTAGATCAAATATTAACTTCTGATATTCTTAGAGCTATTAGATTAGAAGCTAAACAAGAAGTAGATATAGGATTAAAACAAGGATTAGATTTATTAGAAACTGAAGCAAACACAAGTTTAAGATTTATGGAACGAGAAAAAAATCAAAGAGAACTTATAACAGGATTGTTTAATGATATTTTAGGAGACCCATCAGATCAAAAAGCTTTAGAAGGTGCTGAAGACATTCTAAGCACTATACGTAAAAGAAATAACGACCTACTTCAAAAAACAAACAAAGAGATTGAAGCGTTTGAAGATTCTATGAGAACTGCAGGTATAGATATGGAAGCTGCTGCTAAAACTGATTTTGATAGTTTAGAAACATTAAATGAAGATCAGAGCCTACTTCTTAGAAATATACCTACTGAAGAAATAGTGTATCGTAAACGAGATACAATTAACACTATAGATAATACATACGTTCCTGAAAAACAAAAAACAGTAGATCAGTTAGATGAGTTTGGGGATAGGCAAAAAACCTACATAAGTAATGCTAGAAAAACTGCAAGAGATAGAAAAGATAAAGCATATGAAGATGCGTTTCAAGATGTAGGACAAGAAAAATTACAAGGAACAGATTTTAAAACTTATGCAGAAAGTTTAGAAGACACTAAAGTAAAAGAAGATTTTGTAGAATTTTTTGATTATGTTTCTGAAAGTAGTTTTGGTAGAGATAGAGCAGGTGCTGTAAAAGGTATGGCAGGTACTCCTGATATGGGGTATGCTATTAATAGATACGTAAAACAAGTGCAAAGAGATTTTGTCAATGCTCAAGGACAAACTCAAGAAACTTTATTAAATAATTTAAAAAGAATGACGCAAGGTGCAGATGATCCAGATGCATTAAATGAAAGACTTTTAGAAAATATAAACACAAATAGAGCAAGTAAGGACCTTAATACTATAGAGTCTTTAGAACAAGCTACCATGACTGAAATAAAGTCTGTAAGTAATAGTTTAATAAATAGAGCAGAACAGTTCGGTATAGCTGAAGGAGAAAGTTTAATACGTTTAGACGATCTTCATTTTATGAAAAAAGGTATAGATAAAAGACTAAGAGCTATAGGTGAAGGCGGTGGTGACATGGCTTTTGATTTAGCTCAAACGTCTGACAGACTAAAAGAACTATTAGATATGGGTTCAGAAATGGTGGCTATGAAAAATCCAAATATAGTCATAAAAACATACAAAGATGCGTCTGATGTATACCATAATACTTACATAAAACCTTATCGTAGAGGTGAAGGATTTAAACCTTTTAAAAAGAACGTTGAGGGCGATGTAGTCCAGCCTGAAGCAGATATATTTAGAGATTTTTTAACTAGTGCAGACGATAAAAAAGCTATGGCACAATTAGATCAAATACTAAAAGATGGCGGTGAAGATGGTGCTTTACTTATAAGGCAGAGCATAGCTGAAGCTGTCGATAAAGATATGACTATAAATCCTAAAATACTAAGACGTTTGGAAGATGCAAATATAATAGACAAAAGAACTTCTTCTAAAGTTGCAGAATATTATGATCAACCTTTTAGTAAAAATTTAGCTGATGAAATAAGTATAGCACAAACGAGAGTTAATAATGCTTTTAAACAAGTAAGAGAAAGAGCACAAAAAGAAGACAGATTATTTAATCTTTTAGGAAATCAACCAACGGATGATTATAGTCAATTATTTAAAACTTTAAATAGTTTTGCTAGAGGAAAAGATGGCGGTGTTCAAAAATTAGACGCTACAATGAAAGACATTGCAAAATATTATGATGGAGCAAATCCTGCAGAACAATTAGCAAATGTTAAAAGAGATTTTAAAGCTATATCTACACAACAATTATATGATGATGCTGCTAGAAAAGTTAACGAAATTGTTAAAACAGACTATAATGATTGGTTAAACAGAAATAAAAATATGCTTGGCGGTATGTCTAAAGCAGATAGAAAAATTGCATTTCAAGAAGAGATAGATGCTATAGCTTTCAGTGAAGCATATCAAAAAAATAAAAGCCTATATGAATATTTAGATAAAGAACATGCAGATGATTTAGGTGTTCTTTTAGATTTTACAACTGTGGTAGGCAGAGACGCTTCATCAATACCTGTAAGAGGAGTATCAAGAGCTATGTCTCTAGAGTCAGGTATGTCTAGGGTATATGGTATTGCTAGAGGAGTTGTTAGTTTACGTTATGTAGCAAGTGAATTAACTATACAAGCGTTTAGAAGAAAACGATTAGCTTTATTACAAGAAGTTATAAACAATCCTAGATCAGCAGATGTATTAGCAAGGGCTATGCAAAAAGATGCATGGAAAAGTGTAAGATATAGAAACAAATTTATTTCAATAATAAGAGGTGCATTTGCCATAACACCTGCCGATGCAAGCGATGAAGAAATATTAGCACAAGCATCAAAACAATATGGCTTTACTATAAGTGCATAAAAAAAAATCACAATAGGAGATTGATGTGATACAGAGATTACGAGAGTATGCCATAATAGGTATAGCTTTAGGTATAGTCACAAGTGTGGCATTTGGTGAGGATTCCAATATAACAAATACCACTACGACTACATCTACTGTAACTTCTAACAATACCAACGTAAATACAAATAACAATACCAACGTAAATCAAACAACCAGCAACAATACCAACCTCAATACCAACAATACAACCATAAACAGTACTGCAACAAATACAAATAACAACACATCAACATCTACTAGCAATGTAACATCGAACATAACTCAAACACAAAATGTTACTAACACAAATAATAGCACTGTAAGTTCTACATCTAACAATACAAATTCATCTACAAATAGTAATACAAACATAAACACATCTACAAGTTCAAGCACTGTGAACACACAAAACACTAATAACAATACCAATGTCAATAGTTCACAAAATGTGAATACTAACACATCTACCAGCACATCATCTGCTACACAAAAAGTTACACAAAGAATTAAGACTGCCCCTCCATCCGCAGTGAGCCCATCCATCATGTCCTATTCTCAAGACCTCTGTACTACAGGAGCTTCAGGAGCTGTTCAAACACAAATCTTTGGTGTATCAGCAGGTAAATCTGTACGAGACGAAAACTGTGAACGTTTAAAAAATTCCAAAGCCTTATATGACATGGGGATGAAGGTAGCGGCTGTAGCCCTACTTTGTCAAGATTATAAAGTTTTCAGGGCGATGGAACAAAGCGGCAGTCCTTGTCCGTATAAAGGTAAGATAGGTGCTGAAGCCCAGAAAGCATGGGATGAAAATCCAGAAGACAGACCTGACTGGAATCTTATAAAAGCAGATATGAAAGGGTATGAATTTAGAGCTTACAAGAAAAAAGACTTTTGTAAGAAATACCCAACACAAAAGATATGCTTAAAACCCTAATATCATTAATCCTACTTAGTAGTTTTGCCTACGCTAGTGCACCCACCTTCACTGTAGGCACTGACCCCCTCATAGATATAACTTCTACAGGTACTGGATTAAGCTTAGGCGATGATCAAATGTCTGGCATGAAGAATATAGGGTTTGACTTTACTTTCTACGACCAGACTTTTTCTCAAGTAAACATATCGATGAACGGATTCTTTACGTTCCAGTCAAATTTTTCTGTACCTAGAAGTAGGAATTACTTATCCGAAACGCTTCCTGCCACTTCATTTAACTATTCTGTATTCCCTGCTTGGTCTGATTATATTAGAAGATCATCTGGTAATAAATCTCCCTACATACAAACA